TCTCGCCTTTCTCATAGAGATGGAGCGGCAGGCTGGCAATGGACTCTGCAAGGATTCTCACACAGGCATACACAGCGGTCATCTGCATTGCGGAGCGTTCATTGACTGTCTTCCCGGCAGTGCTCTGGCCGAAGAAGAAACGGTATCCGGAACCGGCCGCACGGTCTTCTGCCCTTCGCCTGTTAAATAAACTCTGAAAAATGCTCATATCCTTTCCTTTCTCCGCTGTCAGGGGGGCATCGGGGTTTGAATCCGTCCGCGTCATGGATGCTGCCAATCCGCCATAGACGCCGTCAATGCATCATGGATGGCGCAAATCCGCCAAAGATGCCTCAGATCCGCCATGGATGCCCTTGACAGGGGTGTTATACTGCAGGCGTACATACGCCTGCAGAGGGGTTGATTTTCTTACAGCAGCAGGATCCCTCTGTGCTCATACACAGATTCCTTCCGGCTGTTCTCGTTCCTGACCGCCCTGTCCAATGCCATGACCAGGGCAACCGCCAGGTCGATCTTCTCAACAGCTTTCGCTTTTGACAGCTTGATGTTCCCGGCGGCATCGGTCTGTACGACGGCATTATCCATGCACCACCGGAGTACCGGGTGGCCGCCATGGGAGAGTTTCCCTTCCAGCGTCAGCCGCATCAGTTCCTTTGTCGGCGGGCTCATACTTGCCTTGCCCTGTCCGAAGGGAACGACTGTCATACCCTCATCACTGAGATGCTGTATCAGCATCTGGGAATTCCAGCGGTCATACGCGATCTCACGGATGTCGTATATTTCGTTTAGCTCCAGGATCTTCGCTTCGATGGCTTCATAATCGACAACGGAGCCTTCGGTTGCCAGGATATAACCCTGCTTCTGCCACAGGTCATAGTTCACATGGTCACGCCTGGACCGCTGTGTTATCGTTTCCTCCGGCACCCAGGCGAAGGGCAGGATGGAGTATGGGTCCTCCGGGTTTGCAGGTGGGAACACCAGCACAAGTGCCGTGAGGTCCTGCGTACTGGAAAGGTCGAGTCCTGCATAACAGGGACGGCCGCGGAGCCTTTCAATATCAACAGGGGCATTGCATCTATCCCACCGTTCCATCGGCATCCACCGGACAGCCTGTTTCGTCCAGATATTGAGCCGCAGGGTTTTGAAGACGTTCTCTTCACTTGGATTCTGCATGGCGGATTCACAGGCTTCACGGATAGCGGACTCCGGGAATGTCACTCCCATGGATGGGTTCGCTTTGCGCCAGGTCTCCGGCTTTGTCCAGTCATCATCCGGATCCGCGGCATAGACAACCGGGTAGATCGTCGGGTCGGTCTTGCGGCCGCCCAACAGGTTCTGCGCCTTCTGGAACAGCTCATAGCCAATGGAATGGATGTTGTCACCCGCTGTGCTGATGATGAACTGAAGAGGCTGCTTACGTGCATCACCGGAACCCTTGGTCAGGACATTGTAGAGGTCAGGATTTTTCTGCACATGGATCTCATCCACGATCACACCATGGGCGGATACCCCGTGAGCACGGTCAGCATCGGAACTCAACACCTGATAAAAGCTGTTTGTCGGCGTAAAAATGATGCGCTTCCTGGAATCCAGTATCTTACACCGTTTCATAAGCGCCGGAGACAGTCGGATCATGTCGGCAGCCACATTGAACACAAGACTTGCCATCTGCCTGTCCGCCGCCGCACCGTATATCTCCGCCCTCTGTTCGTGGTCGGCACAAAGAAGATACAGTGCGATGGCGGCGGCAAGTTCGCTGTTGTGTGTCGGAACCATTGACGGCCCAGCAAGATACAAATGGCTTGGACTGTCCACCTGAATGCACTGCATTTTGACCGGTTGCTCCACCGGGGTGATGGATTTCAGGTAATGGTAATTCGACCGACTGTCTCCATTTCTGACTCTGCTCCATACAGCTTTGCGGATCAGCCTGGCAGTCGGCTGACCAGTGAATGATGTAAACCGGATCACGTACAAGATTTCGCCGGTAGGCCAGCCGTTCCGAGTTGAAGGCTCTGCTTTAACAGCATTTTTGATACCCAGGGACCACAACAGCTCACGAACTGATTCTGCCAATGGGCGAATTGTAGTCGTGTACGTGCTTTGCCCTTTCACCTTGCTGATTGATCCATCTGAATCCATCAGACCCTGGAGCAGAGCCCAGCGCTGTGATTCAGAGGCGCGAAGATACTCAGGGAGAATAACCTTCTCTCTAAAGTTATTTACCAGAATTGGCCTGAGTTCCCGATAACACAGGCATGAACTGCCTCCGCATTTTTGCGGGAAACTGTTATGCAGCTCATAGGGTATATTAGATTTGACATCTTCAACATCAGAGGTTCTCACTGTGATTCTTGCTTCTGTCGCCGTTCCATTCCCAAGCCAATAGCCGTAAAGGTATGGATCAACTGGGAGATTTACATCCTCTGTCTGAATAGGCTTTGCCACCGGGATACGGATCGCTGAACGGTTCCCTTTCATTTCCAGCTGCTTCTCATAGATTTCCTGCGTGGATAATGTAACTCGGGGATTCTTGTATCTTGTAAGGTCATCACAATCCCACAGATGCCTTGCACCGGCAATGATGGACGTTCCGTCTCTGAATGTCAGCTTATACGCTTGCTCCGTATCATCGACGGCACTCTTTGCGATCACATGACAAGGCACTCCATTCTCATCAAACACAGTATCGCCCACTTTCAGATCGCCCATTGCGGTAAAGCCCTGCGGTGTTGGTATTGGTGTATCCAGCGCAAGTTGCTTCCCGTTTTTCTTGCTCAGAAAAGCGATACACTGTTTGAACTGCCGCGTCCCGTCTTCCTTAACCACGCCCATCAGGTCTCGGACGATTCTGTCCTGCCAATCGAGCAGCTTAAACGGCTGGTTGTAGAACGCACCTTTCGTGTGTTTCAGCGATTCGATGAAGATCACGGCGCGGTCAGCCTTTTCTTTGTCATAATGCGACGTCGGCAGCATAAACCGCGTCGGCTTGTATACATATTTCTCCATAGCGGATCACGCTCCTTTTTTACTCACACTCCCTGCAGCATCGTATTCGTGCTGAGATGTAATTCACACTCGCAGCTACGATATGAGGGAGTTGTATTTTATTTCATAAGTGCCCGGATCTGTACACATGACCGATCATATACTCGTAGTCAGATGGTGCCAAAATTGGCACCGTCTATTTGTGGTCGGGTGGCAATGTTCCGAGCGGTCACATCCCCAGCAGCTTTTCCATCATATCGTCCTGGGGATTGCCCGTGACTGGCTCCCTGCAGTTTTCAGATACGATGCTGAATATCTGCTGAAACAAAATGTTCGCCTGCTTCAGATACCCTTGCGCCATTGTCACAAACGGGCTGGTGATCGCAGCTCCAGTTGTCGGATGCTTGGAGAGGAATCCCATCTCGTTGTTTATGCGCTCAAGCTGTATCCACCTGGCCATGGCCATGCTGTACTGCTCCAGAAGGTGGGGAGATACAAGATGCGCACAGTTTCTCTGCCGAAGCCATGAAGCCATCTGATCCCAGATTTCTTTACCATAGAGGTCTCCGAGACGCTGATCCTCCGAGAGGAACTCCCTGATGCTTTCCACATCTTCTCCGTCCAGGCCATCCTGCTCCGGCATTGCCAGGGCAATGGCCTTTTGCCCTTCCTGGATTTTCTCTGCCAGCGGCTTTTTCTTTCTTCCCGCACCGGGACGTTTGCCGCCACGGTTGGTTCCGTCTTTTGCCATAAAAACTCCTTTCTGCCAGCATCCTACTGGCTGATCCGGTTTGTAGACGGTGCAGAGACCTGCACCAGCTATTGTTTGATTTATTTGATTTCGTTTGATTATTTCAGAGCTAATCAAACAAACAGAGCATCCCGGATACCCTGAGACAATGCTCAAAATGTACCCGAAATGCCCTGTTCATAAGGCTTCGTGCCAGTTACCAGATTCCGGCAGAGAGACTGAATATGCCCCTATTCCCCCGTTTGAATCAGGATTTTTGCACACGGCAGGGGGCGACGGTCTTCAGGCAGCCATTCGTTAGAGATACAACCCCGCCCCGGGGCCGTAATCAAAGGAAAATCAAACGGTTTTCAAACGCAGATCGTTTTTCAAACAGAAATCAAAACGCTTCTTCACAAGTTGTTTTTCACCTGGAAATCAATGAATCTTCATCTTCACACCACAGTTCGGACAATAAGCATAGCCTGGAGAATGTTCCACATCTGCCCAGCAGCTGTCTCCATCCGGTTCCCTGCCGCAGTCACTGCATTGCCAGCTTCCATACTCCCACTCCGCTCGGTTGTAATCCATCGGGTCACCCAGCATCGGTAGGCCCTGCCTGCCGTCGGCCTGTGTCATAAACATCGGTGATGTCTTCTTCACATAGAACGTCCAGTTCAGGATGTCCGGTTCGGATGGGTAGAACCCACACAGAAGCATCAGCTCCTTAAATGCGTTATTGGTCATATAGACATTGGTACGATCCTGCAGGATATGCTTCATGCCGTAGCTGGTGTGATTGTGGAGAACCTTCCCAGCTGGTACCAGGTTGTACCGCAGCCACTCCACGCATTTCTCCTGTTCCTCCGGATCAAGGTCTGTGAAATGCTCCCGGTCGTTCCCGGTCTCGACAATATAGTCGCCGCCAATATTTCCGGTGTTGCGACGGACGGTGCACTCCACACCTTCCTTGTCCAGCGCGTCAAAAAATCTGTTAAACATACACTTCTCCTTCCCCGGCGCTTCCTTCGGCCGGTAACTGCCCTGTGATCTCCCATGCCATTGATCACCGCGATTGGCATGGATACGGCTCTGGCTGAAACCGCACAGGTTCATAAGATTATCAAAGTTGTTGCTTCCGCCATCAGATAAAGGAAGCACATAGTCCCGGTTGTCCTGCTTCTGATGCATATCTCAGTACCTGTTTTCCGGAGACACCGGTTCAGGGCACCCGGGATGTCCGTCTCTCCTTCTGCGCCAACAGCCATCTGCGCTCGGCAGTCTTCCATTCCCGGATAAGGATGTCGATCTCCTGATCGGCGGCATGGTCGGCGGCGTACCAGTCTCCGTTACGGAACAAGCCATCCACAACCTTCATGGCCTTCACATGGATATCCTTTGCCCACCTGTCCTGATGTCCGAATACAGCAGAGATGTGTTTCCAGTCAGCCATGCAGATATAATGCGCCGTCATAACCAGGCGCTGCTTCTCATCCTTCAGCATACAGATCAGCCGCCCGACAGCCGTACGCATCCTCAAGCACTCTCTGGCGGAGATGTCCAGCAGCCATTTGACACCGGGAAGCTCTCCACCATGAGCCTCCTTCACCATAAGGGCTCTCTCCGGGTTACGGAGAACCACAGTCTCCATATACTCGTCAGGAGCAGATAAGTAGTCATACCGATCGCGGATGAAAGCGTAATTCCGCATGGCATCCTTATACTGGTACATGAACCGCTCCGCATCCTTATACGCGATTTTCTTTGTGCCCACAACTTCGTCAATGACATCATAAATCCGGTTATAATCAAGCGAACTGCCATTCTGCAGAGGCTTGTACAACATCTGGCTGGTTTTCATTACTCTTCTGTCCATTATCTTTCCCTCCTTCTATATATAGGCAAATTACTTCACATTTTATGCGC